ACCATCCCTTTGACCTGCGGCTTTCTCTGTGCCACAATGTGGTGCTTGTCCGCGGGTTTCCGGGAGCAAGAACTAATTTTTTGAACCAGCAAGTAGATGTAGTTGTAGAAGATTTCTTGCCCGAGGCTCCTCAGTTATATGACGTAGAACACACCATTCCTGTTGTAAGAAAGATCAACCCATCGAGTGGGGATGTTACGGTTAATGAAAACATGTACATTCCTCCGTTCGCTGGTTTGGATTCGTACGAGTCACGTGGATTTGGTGCATCAAGAGCGATGCAGCTTGTTCACTATCGTTCGCTTCTTGAACTTTCGCAGGTGAGACGCGCCCTACCCCAGGGAACTACAAGCTTAAATCGCGACTCCCTCTTCATGCAACAGGATCCACGATTTGGACCCGATTTCATTGGTGCGCTGACTGACAAATGTCGTATTGACATTCCAACCAGTGCTGCCAACAGCGAAAGGGTTAAGAGTCTGATCGATTGCACAGGGCGTAAAGATATCGCCCTGAAAGTGAAAGACTCTTGTTCGGAACACCCATTTGCCAAATCGTGCCGCCGTCTTTGCCATGTACTCCTCACGCTCGAAAATATGGGAAAACGCATCGTCGAGGTTGGCCCCCGCAATAGGGACAACATCGTGCTGCGCAATTACAGTTTCGGGCGTCATTTCATTGCACCCACACTCACTTTGGATGACGGGAAGACCCGCTTCAGCCCTGCTTTGCACCAGACAATCTGCCAATGCATGTTGACGGACAGCTTGTGTCCATGTGCAAAGGCCAGAAACCCGGAGCTTCTTCTTCTCGTAGACGTGTACTTGCCTCAAGCCGAAAACGTTATCCATGATGCACTGGTAAACGGCGTCCATGCTGTATATTGGGCCTGCTGCCACCTACCTTCTGGACATCATGTCAATGAAGGGATAGTGGTTCACAGGGCTAATGGACGCCTTTTAATGACCACCGACTCTGGAGACAAAATCTACAATGATGTAGATTTTACGAACCAGGTCGCTAGCATAATGGACAACGACTTGTTAATAATTGGGATTCACAAGCGAATAGGCATTTACACCATCTACGAAATTAGGTTAGCTACGCCAAATCTGACACAAACCCGGTTTCCAATCCTAGGACCGGAATGGGAGGTAATTCAAGGCAGCAGCGGCGCCATTGTGGCGCCCGCCTCCCTTGTCAGATGCGTTCATTCAAAGTATTTCAAACTGCACACAGTCACCCCTGAGTCAATTGATATAATATCCAATGCCGCCAGTTCGATGTGTCGGCCTGAAGTCACGAGAGTGACAAACGTCGAGGACTACGACACTAATTACGCGGCTGTCTGTATTGCGGTTGATCAAATCAATCGCGCAGCCAGCTCGCGTTCAGGGTCGGTCATTGATCTCTTGCGTCGCGCGGATCGCGCGCGCGAATCAGTCACTGTACCGACTCTCGTGCGAAAATTGGACTGCATGAGAGCCAAGCTGAAAACTTTTTTAGAAGTAAAAGAAATTTCGGCTCTCTGCGGGCTTTTTCAGGGTAGCGGGCTAATGAACGAAGTCATCGCAGCCGCTTTAGAAAAGATGTCCGTTCATGATGATAACGCAGTAGTTGAATTGTCACATTTTATCCATTTTGCATGCGCTGGTGGTGGTGGAGGAGACCACTACCGGCACTACACCTTAATTGGTCGCAATCATGAGTATGTTGATTGGGCGGACATATTGAGCTTCTCTGAAGACAAGCTGCCTAGCCATATGTCCAAATTCCGCAATCCCTCATTCGTTAACCCAACACCAAAAACATCAGACGGATTCGTTCGCCTGTTCGACGTGTCAAATGTCGAGGAGCCAGAACTAACTGATCGCCAGGATGTGGAAACATTCCTCTCGATCATCGCAAAACGTCTCTGCCACCCATTGGCCGCACCTACCGAGAGGATGAAGAACGCTTTGTTCCAAGCTGCTGACCAGCTTGTTGAACGCATTCGCCGCTTCACTGGTTTACCTCAGGTTGAGCCGATGGATTTTCAGAATGGCTTGCTCGTTTCCCGCCAACCGTGCGAGAACGACGCAGTAAGGCCATGCAGGATTGGCAGGATTGTGGGCGCGATTTCTCTGTTCACCCTCGGGACCTGTCTTATGTGGAAGCTTTCATCAAAAAGGAGTTTGTCAAGCCTGGAAAATTTTGTCACATCATCGGCTCTAGAAACGACGTCCTCCAGTGCCTTCTCGGCCCCGCCATTGCTGCCTGCGGTGAACTCATGCACGGAC